CTGGCCCGGCGGGTGAGGCTGATAAAAAAACGGAGGATTCAATTCCGTTTATCTTTATCGGCGTCGGAATTTCTTTTTCATCGACATTAGCTAATCTCGCTTTAAGCATTTGCCGGCCGAATTCCGCAATGTCTTGGCCTAATGCACCGCCAGCGCTTTGATTGCATGATGCATGACTAGGCCTAACGATATCGTCATTACCATTAGCCAAGGCGTGCGGAATACCAACGTGATCTAATTCCCAACGGTCATAGGGAGTAATGGTGAGCCCGCATCTTGGGCAGGGTTGCGGTAGCCGCATCTGCCACCGAGCACGGAGCCGTGACCATTGGCCAGACGATAGGCGGATGCCGCCAGCATGGCGTTTGTTGGCGGCCCGTTGGTGTGGTCTCTTGGTGGCTATGGCTCGGCATCCTCCGCCCATCTTGGCCGGTTGTCCACCGTGCCCACCCACAGGCCAGGCCGTAACTACTCACCGTTAGCACCGTTAATCAGATGGTAGTTAGTTGGTAGTCCCTTTAGAGGGGGTGCATATATGCACCCTAATCAAGCGTGGATCAGGGTGCATATGTGCATCCTCCCTAGGTGCATATGTGATCCCTAATCCACAGATGGGCCGAGGGTTATCCACAGTCTGTGGATGGGAAAGGCACCATAGGGAAGGCCTAGAGCGTGAGCCTGTAAACCATGGGTGAGGCCCGCCCGTTTAGGTGGCCTTCCGCTTTGATATAGCCCGCCTCGGTTAACTCCCTCATGGCCCGCTTAACGGCCGAGCGGGCGCCGGGCGTGGCCTCTCTCCCGGCATAGCCGAGGCAGGCGGCTAGGTGATTCCACCCACGAAAGTAGATGTGGGCGGGCTGATTCTTGGTCTCTTGGTCTAGCGCGTTAAGCGCCAGCACCCATAAGGCCTCACGCGCCACACGGCTTAGCCCGTTAAGGCTCCCGGCCATAGCCTTAGCCTCCACCGTACGGAGCAATTGTGTTCCCACGGGTCACGGGTCACGGCGCTGATACTTCGTGGCTCTCTCTACCTCTAGAGACCTAACCAATTCACACCGGCCGCACAATTGGCCCGGCTCATCCCATGGCGTAATCATTCCGCACCGTGGGCACCGATTGTGCTGGCGCGTGCGGGCCGCATGGCTGGCCTTATATGGCTGGCCACCGGAGGTAACGCATACCTCTCCCGGTTGGGCGCCGCACGTCTCACACGGGTATGTCTCGAATACGGTGCGCCAGCGGCTCTTATCGCGCGGCATGTGGCGGCGCCTTTATCTCATCCACCCGTGGGCCTCTAGGCGCCTCCGTGACCGCGTAGAGCGTGACCCATCCGGGCCGGTCACGGGTGGCCAGCACGGGCCGCCCACCGGCCAGCACGGAGGCCGCTCGGATGGCCGCACGCTCGGCGGGCGCCATGGTGCCCGTGATCTTGCATGAGATGAGCACCGGGCGTTTATCGGCCCGTAGCGCCACTAAATCGGCCACCCCAAATGACCCGGCCGCGCGGATGACCCAATAGCCGATTTCTTCAAATGCGGCTTTGGTTTGGCGCTCTAGGTAATCCCCACGGTTACGCGCCCGGTTAGGCATTATCTAGGAGCGGATAGGCGGCCAGCGGCCTAATTGATTCCGGAATGGGCTCCGGCTCATGCACGTTATCGGCCGTGAAACCGCCTAGGTTATGCATCCAAATATCGTCACTGTCTAGGCGGCTAATGCCTTCCTTACAGATCAAGCATTTGGCTATCTCTATCTTGGGTCCGGGCATTCAAATCTCTCCAATCGTGCAAAGCGGATTGCGGCACCCAATGGGTAGCCGCTCGGTAATGGCGGCGCCTTATGGGAAATGTCTTGGCCTCGGCGGCCGTCATCCACCCGGCTATATGGAGCCCGTGTGGCGGTAAGCCGATGATGAGCACGCAAACCCAATGATCCGGCGTATCGGCGGGCACCAATAGGTGACCGCTTTTCCCTATGGTCGATTTACCCTCATAATCGGTGCCTTTGTGGCTCACATCTGGCCCACCGTGGCCGGTTATGGCTGGCCAAATTCTCGAGCCCAACGCCCGCGCTAGATAAACCTCACCGAAATAGGCCAGGATATCGTTTGCTTGTTTCTGCTCATGGGTGCGGCGGTATTCGTTGCCATCGTGCCAGCCTTTATCTTTGGCGTAATGGCGCCGCTTATATCCGCCGATGGCGCACGTTAGCGATTCATCTAGGGTGAGCCGTACGTTAATCGTCACGCTCTGATTCCGGCCGTGTGTCATAAATCTTGAATCGGATATCGGGCATGGCTTCCTCATCTGCTTCGAATGTGAGCGTTCCGTTAGCGAAACGGCCGAGCACATCTAGCACCCTTAGGCCTTCCGCACGGGTCAATTCTTTAGAGGTAGCGATATCCCGGCCGAGGATGGCCGATAGGAGCGCGTGCCTTTCCTCGGCCGTGGCCACGGTGCCCAATTCCCGCGTCAGGCCCGCTTGCAAGGCCCGCATGGGCGCGGCGCCCAAGGGTGGCGGCCCGCTCCCGGCTGGCACTTCCGGGGGTGCCTCGGGAGCGGGCCTCTCCGGCTCCGGCGTGGGAGAGGGAGCCGGAGGCTCGGCCTCCGGGTGGAGAATATGCGGCGGAGGTAGCGGCACATCTACGTAGCGCGGCCTCTCCGGGCCTGTAGGCGGCTCGGCGGCCTCCGGTGCCACGGGAGCCGCGTCAGGCTCTCTAGCGGCCGCCCGTGGCTTCCTCTGTAGCGCCTTGCGTGGCTTGGGCTCCGGCGCCGCTTCCTCCGGCGCACCCCATACGGCCGCGTCAGGCTCGGCGCCATCCTCGGCCACATATCCAAGGCCTTTGATTACGTCAGGGAAGAGCATCCGAGCCAAATCACCCGTGGCGCGTGCCGTGAGCATGGCGCGCGGGTATGTCTGCCAATTCTTGCGGCCCAAGAGGCCAGCGGCCCGCGCTTGGTCGATAGTCCATTCAATGTGTAGCCGCTCGGATTCCGGGCGGCCCGCACGGATGCCAGAGACCCGGCACCGCGTACCCGTGGCCTCATGCACGGAGAGGGAATGGCCTGCCTTATAGATAAGCGCCCGCATTAACTCCGCCGAGGGAGCCGGGCGGCCGTCCACAATATGCATGCCCTGTAAGGCTTGCATAGGCGTTACGCCAATCTCCAACCCATAAAGGATTAGCGCGGTGACGGCCTCCCGGCGCCCACGGAGCGGCGCGGGCACGAATTCGGTATCCGAGACCGCTAGCGAAACCTTATCGGCAAATACCAATGCGTCACCCCATGCACCAACGTCTAGCACGGGCGCGTTAGGTTCGATAACGGCCAATTCGCTCACGGCTCTACCGCCTCCAAAATGGCATCCTCGGTAACGGGCACGGAGATATCCCGCGCCTCTAAATAGGCGTCATGGGTGAGGAAATAAACGGTGCCGTTGGCATCAAAGGCCACTAGCGGCTTATCTTCCTCATTCCTCACAACCATGAGAGCCACGCCACGATATGAGGCGGGCGCCGTGTGCGGCCGGATTCCCTCGGCGGATAGGCGCGCTTTCACTTGCCATCCATCTCGACTAGCACGGCGGTTAATCCGGCCAGCGCTAGAGCACGCTCGGCGGCCTCCGTGTGGCCTTCCCGGATGAGGGAGATAGCCCGCCTAATGCCCACATCTAGAATGTGCTCGGCGGTTGGGCGGAGCGGCGCGGCGCTCATTCGGCGGCCGCCGTATCCCTCGGATCAAACGGTGATTGGCTGACGGCCGCGCGGATATCCTCACGCGCGGCCGCCGCGTCATAGTCACCCGGCTCCGGCTCCGGCGTGCTGGCGGCGCCTAGGGAGGCGTCACAGTCAAAGAAAGCGCGCGGCCGCTCGGCCCATCCGCCGATATCAGCGCTCGGCGCCTCGGTCCATGAGGCGTGGCAGACACATACGGCGTTGCCTTCCTTGGTTGTGTATTCCTTATTTCCCTTGGCCGCGTATGCCTTGGCCTTGGCCTCCGTTTTATGGGTGCGCGCGTGGCCGCAATCCGCCACGGTGCATTGGGGCCATTGATATGCCTTCACTATGCAATCCTTTCCGGGAGAGGTAGAGCGGCCCCGATTAAATCCTCACGCCGGAGGCCCGCCCATTTGGCTACTTCGATAGCGTGCCGGAAGGCGCGCCACATCTCTTCATCAATCCGCACGGGCACTAATTCCCACCCATCCGGCCGCACCCATAGCGCGGCGCCGCGCGCAATTGGGCGCATCGTCATATCGCGGTCACCGATTTGCACATGCGTAGCGCGGCTATATGCGGTCAATTGCAAAGCCGTTTCCGGCCACACGCCGGAGGCGCCGGTTTTGTAATCAATCATCCAATATTCGTTACGGCGCATCATGGCGCACAAATCGAATTTGCCCGCGTAACGCAATTCCTCATGGAATACGGCACACTCCACCAAGGCAGTATCCGGGCCGATATCCCACGCATCCATAAAGCGCGCTACTTGCTCACCCATCCGGATAACGTCATCCGGATAAGGCTCTTTAGTGTCCGGGTCATAACTCTCCACCGGCTCACCGAAAATAAGGCGCTCGGCTATGGAATGGACCAACGTGCCAGCGGCGGCCGAGGCGTCTCGCACGCGGTCACTAGCGGCCGAGGCCTCCCTAATCCATGAGGCCTCACCCATCACGGGCAGGCTCTCAACGTTGGCGGCCGCCCATAGCGCGGCCTCCCTAGCGGACCATTTGAGTAGGCCCGGCTTTCCGATGGCCTTCCCGATGATGCCCGTAACGCTCGGCACCCTTTCGCCATCTAGCGAATAGGTGTGGAATCGGCCGGTGCCCACAACCAAGCGGGAGCCCATCAGCGCACGCCTTCCGAGGCCTCGGTTTCCTCCGGCGTGGCCACGATTCCGAGCGGCCCGCCTGCCTTAAAATCCGGCACATCGATATGAGGCCTTACTGTCATCATTTCGATAACCTCGGCCAATTGCTCATCCGACATAAAGTAACGGCCGCCCACCCGGAGATGAGGCCAGATATTGCGGCGGCAATTCTCGCGCACCTTAATCCGGCCGGTGTGCAATTTCGGCGCAATCTCATCCACGGAGTAATAGCGCACCGTGATTGGATTTCCGTCAGGGTCGAGAGATGGAAAAAGGGTAGGCAAAGCCGTTTCCTCCCGTGAGATATGGCCCACCGCGCGGTTATCGATTCCCGAGGCACACGCGGCTATTGGCCATATGTCTACGCGCGGCCGCTGGCCCGTGGCAAGGCCCACGGGATCAGCCTCCCGGCCAATCTCGGCCCGGAGCGCCCGCCAGAGGCCTACGGGCGCACGTACGCCACACGCGCCACACCGAGAGGCCAGGAAGCGTGACGGGAGCGGCGCTCCGGCGTTATGGTCAGGCGCGTATGACACACCTACCCGCTCGGAGGAAAGGAAGCGCATGCCTCGCAAGGAAGCGCCAGAATCGCTAGAGGCCTTTGTGGATGGCCTGTCTGACCGCGTGCTCACATGCCGGGAGTTGGGTCACCATTGGCGCCCGCTCACGGTCACTTGGGAGCGGGAGGCGCGCGCCTACCATCGTCAGATGCGGTGCCCATCGTGCCGCACCGTGCGTACGCAAATCCTCACGGAGCACGGGCACGTCATCTCCAACGGCTACCGCTATCCGGATGGCTACCTAGCCGGAAATTTGACCGAGCGCGTCAGCCGTGACGCCTTCCGCATGGCGGCCGTTCAACGCTTCCTAGCGGCGGCCGATTCTTCCAAAAGAGTGACGGCCGCGTGATGGCCCAAATCATCTCGGTTGTCTGTGATGTGCCTGACGCGCCGGAGCATCCGGGAGAGCCGTTCCGGGTGTCCGTAGGCGCGCCGGGCCAGCCGGGGCCGGTGCTCATAGTCGATTTGTGCTCGGAGCACGCCTCTCCGCTCTTGGCCGTATGGGAGGCCATCTCGGAGTTAGGCAGGCCGGAGAATGGGAACGGCGCCGGGCCTCGGAAGGCGCCCGCCGCTCCCGGCTCGGAGCGCGTGGCGTGCCCGGTGTGCGGCAAGCCGCTTAAGAATCGCGGGAGCATGGGCGCCCATCTCCGAGGCCAGCACGGCGTAACCATCTCGGAGGTAGAGAGCGGTAAGAGCAACGCGGTTACGTGCCCGGTGTGCGGCCGCTCTATCGGCTCTCCGCAAGGCCTCGGCCGTCACACCAAAACGGCTCACTCCATGACGGTGCCAGAGGCACGCGCGGCGGCCGCGCGGGCGGATGCGCCACCGGCTCCGCGCAAGGCCCGCAAACGGGCCTCTGTGGCCTCTGGCGAGGCATGACGGGCGCCGGGCCGGATGATGGCGCGGAGCGTAGCCACGCGCTCCGGCGTGAGCGGCGGCGCATCGGCCAGCATCCGCGCCACCCACGCGGCCAGGCGGTCAGTCTCACCCATGCCCGCATGATGAGACGGGCGGCCCGGTGGGATCAATCCGGGCCGCCGCGCCCACCGGCACCCTACGCGGCCCGGCGTGGCGCGGCCGGTGCGGTTATGCCGGTGCCTAACGCTCACCCTGATTTGTCTCCGGAGGCCTTTGGGATGCCAATTTTAATCCCCGTGCGCCTTTAGGCCATCTCATCCGGTGGACAAAAAAAGAAAGGCCGCCCGGCTTGGAAACCGGGCGGCCTTTCGCTATTCCCCCATAGCGCGCGTGGGCGCTATCGCCAGACAATCACCAAATCCCGCGCCGGATCAAATGGCCGGTTACTCCGGCCGGAGCCACGGAGCACGACAGAGGCTAGGTGATCGATAACCGCGCGCCGCGTGTGAAGGCTGGCGGCCTCCCACGCCTCGGCCGCACCGGCTCCGGTCATTCCCTTTAGCACGCGCTCCGGGCGCCGCTCCGCCTCGGCCGCCAGCGCCAGCGCCGCGCGGGCCTTGGCCTCGGCCCGGCCGATGGCGGCTAGGCGCCGTTGGTAATCGGCCTCATCCGTCACGGAGCCATCCGCCCACGCATCCTCTAGCGCCTCCCTACGGCCGCCAATGGCGTCTAGCGTGGCTTGGGCCTCCCGCGTGGCGTCTAGTGCCGCCGTGTCTGTGAAAGCGCCGGAGGCGTCGATTTGGGAGAGCCGCCCAACCATGAGCGCGGTAATGGCCTCATCCACGGGCGCTAGCGCGCGTTGGACGTGCCGCCCGGTGGAGCACTTATAAGAGGCAGGGTTACCGCGCTTGGTCACGGGCACGCCACGGAGCGGAGCACCGCACCCGGCGCACATGCCGAGGCCAGCCAAGAGATAAACGCGGGCGCTAGTGAAACTCTTACGGCGCCCGCTCTCGGCCAATTTGGCCTTAATGGCCTCATGGGTTTCCACGGAGATAATGGCGGGCCAATCACCCGGCCCAACGTCTACGCCTTGGTGAATACGGCGCGCGGCCAGATGAGGCCCGGCCAGGAATTTACCCATATTCGGCCCGGCCCATTGGCCACCGCCCGGCGTAGCGATTCCCTCATCACGGAGCCATTTAGCGAGAGAGTAAAGGGTTTCACCCGTGAGGAAGCGGTCAGCCAACTCCCGGATAATGCGCGCCTCTTGCTTGTTAATCTTGCGCATTCCCTTTTTGTAACCGAAACGCCTCCGGCCGCCGTGCGGCATTCCCGCTTTAGCCGCGTCAGCCTTAGACGCCAATTGCCTCATGCTCATCTTGGCCGCCTCATATTCGGCTTGGCTCCCATCGTCACGCGCCCGCTTAACGTCATCCGGATTCCATGGGTCGATCCGTGAGCCGGTGGCGGTTTGGTAGATAACGGCGCCGCCTTCCCGGCACGCCTTTAGCAATAGGGAAACGTCATCCGCCTGACGTAAAGAGCGGTCTAGGAGCATGACATAAACGTGAGTGAATTGGCCGGAAGCAACCGCCTCTAGGAAGGCGGGCCAATTGGTGCGCTCTTTAGCCGCAAACTCCGAGGCGCTTTCTCCCTCATCCGTGAAATGGGTAACCGGCCCGGCGCCGTGCTCGGCGCTCATAGCCTCGGCATCATTGGCCTGACGTTTAACGCCACGGGTCACGCCATAACCGGCTTTCTCTCCCTTGGTAATGGAGAGTTTCGAGACGCGGTTATAGGCCACGGCGGCAAACGGCCGCGCCGCTCCCGATTGGGAACGGCGCGGCCGGTTAAGGGTTGCGGTGCTCATGCTTGGGCCTCGGCGGCCAAGAGCGCGTCATATTCCTCACGCGGGATACGGTGCCCGTAACGGACACCCGTGGCGCCAACGTTATCCGGGCATTTGGGGTTGCCGTATTTCACCCACGAAAAGGGAACGGCCTTCCCGCAATCGACACACGCGGCCATAGGCTCGGCGGCCACACGGCAGTAGCGCCCGTGATTCGGGCACCAAAATCCCTCATAGGCTCCGCTCACGGCGGGCGCCGCCTCATGGCGCGTCATGCCAGCACCCGGCCAGTAACGGCGTAATAGGTGGCCTCTACGTGAGCGCGGGCGGCCGCCTGACGGGAGGCGTAGCGCGGCGCGGAAAGCGGGCGGCCGTAGGTCTCTACGTCGATCCGATAGAGCGGCTTCCCACGGTCTCCCACGCCCTTTGACACGGTGGCGCGAAACTCCGCCTCGGCATCGGCCAGGATGAGCACGCCGTTACGGCGCTCCCATGCGATACGGGCGCTCATGCCTCCCACGCCCAAACGCCGTCATCGTCACCCGTGGGCGCGGTGTGGTCGCCAGCGTGGCCAGCCTCGGCGGTGCAATAGGTGTCAGAGGCTCCGTAGAAAGAGCCGCAAAAGGCGGTGCATTCCACGGAGGAAGCGCACCCGGCGTGGCCTAACTCCGGGTAGTTACCGCAATAGGTGGAGATGGGTTGGTGCGTCATGGTGGCTGATCCCTCGGCCTCGGTGCCTCCCTTGGTGGGCGGCGCGTAGCGCCAGCCTAACACACCTACTAGTGTGCTCCGCCTCGGCGGAACATACCTCTAGGTGTGACAGGCCCGCCTAGGCGTGAGAGGCGGCCTAGGCGGGCCTACAGGCACCCTAGCGAGGCCCGCCGAGCACGGGCACCGGGCAGGCGGCCGCGTGACCCGTGGCGCGCTTGCACACCGGGCACGGAGGCGGCCTGACGGGCGCGTGATCCTTACAGTGACGGCCGGAGCAACTAGGCATGAGCGCCAGCCTAGTCACGGAGGCTGGCCACAATCACGGCCACCGCCAGCGCCGCGAAAAGGCAAAGCATGAGCATCATCGGCCGTCATCCTCCCGGCGCCGCCGTGGCCGTGGCTTCCGGCTAAGGGATAGGGAGATTGTGTATCCACGGAGCATGGCCACGATAAGCGCCAGCGTCACGGGCGCCGAGATGATGAGCAAGATTGCTAGCGCCTCTTGGGCGGTCACCCGGCGCCGCCGTACGGATTAACGCCTTGCCATGGGCGGGCGCCTAACTCCGTGCGGATGGCCTCGGCGGCCGCGTCTGCCTCGGCTTCCTCCGGCGTGCCACGGTGCCGGAGCGTGAGGCTTACTAAGACGCGCTCTAGGAGCACGCGGCTAGATGAGAGCGGAGGTAGGTCAAGAGTCATAGAGCACCGCCGTAAATAGGAAAGCGTCATAATGGTCGGATTTCATTTCCACCCCATCCACGCTATGCAAATAGCGGGCATCTTTTCCGCATTTAACCGAGCCGCCTCGGCCCACCGCGTTATCGATTTGGGCGCCGATGCTTTCCCCATCAATCCGGTTACAGAGCATTTCCGGGCCAGGCCCATCCTCATTAGGCCCACGGTTGCTATCCCACAAAACCACACGGGCCTGATCCTTAGCGGCCGCCTTATCCGCCTCGGTGCGGTCATCCCAATCTTCCCGCGTCCATGGCGCCATGCGGGCGGTTAGTTTATCGATGCCTTCCATTTGCGCGGCTTGCGTGTTATCGGTGCCTTTAGGCGGTTGGTGCGCAACCCAAACCATGAGGCGGCCCGCGCGGAATTCAAGAATAGAGCGCGGCTCATGCGTGCCGGTTGTCTCCGTGCGTGACCATGTTTCTTTTAAGTCATGCCATTTCTTATCCGATAGGTCTAGGTTTTGTTTCACATAAGCCGCAATATTGGCCCGGCTCTTATTAGAGCGGTCACGGATCACGCGGTAATCATCCGGACACGGCAAGTCATATCCGATGGTTTCGCATAAGCCGAGCACGGCCGGGCGCCTAGCCAAGAGCGCGCGGATTTCCTTATCGACCCGGTTAGGGTCTCGGTTCACTTGCACGTTATAGAACGCAAGCGGGAATTCGCGCGCCATGATTAGGCCTTGGCTACTCTCTGCCAAGTCTCCCGGATTATCTGCCGGGTGGATTTCTTTTCATCCTGCCCGCTCGGCTTGGTAACGGTTGTCTCTTCATTCCAAACCTTATCGACCAATGCCGGATTATTCTTGGTGACTTCCTCGGCAACAATGGTCCGTAGTTTCTTCCAATCCTCACTAGTCATTTCATCCTCACCTAACGGTAAATCGACGCCGTTTAAATCCTCGGCCCAACCCAAATAGGTTTGGCCCCAATTCCTCACCGGCCAATCGATATCATCTTCCGAGACATTCCCGGAGGATGGCATATCCGTGCCGCGCATATCGTTAGGCTCTTCCGTGTTAATCACGATATGGCCATATTTCCCGCCAGAATAAAATAGCGGTGCTCCGGTGGGCGCGCTCCTATCTCCCGGATGCCGATTAACGGCGCCGTGCCAGGCGTCGATAGCGGATGCATAAACTCCGCCGATTCTCCATGACTCCCGCACGAATTTAAGGCAATAGCCGGGCGGATATGTTTTGACCGCGCGGGCATTGGCCAGCGCCTCACTACCGCTATCGGCCGTCATATCAGCCTCTCTTTAATCCGCAAGAGAGCGCGGCCTAGCGCGTCCACCGCCCGGCGCTTATCAGCCTTAGACCTATCCGGATCATTGAATATTTCACGGAGGCGGAGCACGGCGGCCGCCAGCGCCTCATAATCCGGTGGGTCATCTTGGATGGCTGGCCTAGGCGTCTCTCTCATCTTCCTTGGCCTCATCCTCGGTGGGCGCCTCCGGCTCCCTATCGGCCGTGTCAGCCTCTAGCGCTTCCTCGGTGGGCGCCGGTGCCTCCGTGGCCTCGGCGGGCCGCGTAACGGTCTCTGTGGCTTCCTTGCGCACGGTCTCGGTCTCTTCCCGGCGCTCTTCCTCACGCGGGTCTGTAGGCGTCTCGGTCATATCTACTCCATTCCTTGCACTTGACTAAGGATCATTCCGTCAGTAATCACGGCTTCATCGGCGCCGGGATCAAATGTTGGGTCATCCGGGTGAGAGGCGCGGGCCGATTCCCATGCGTCATCCCATCCGGGAGCGGAGGCCCAATTGCGCCGATTGTTATAGGCCCAAGACTCTCCGTTATCTCCCTTTCCCTCTTCCGTGGCCGCCTGTGAAACGCGGTTAATCATGCTTCCGTTATTGGCAATCTCGGATTGCGTGAGGTATGACATTTGCTTTCTCCCTAGGTGAGCACGGTTGGGCCGATATCCTCGACCGCTAGATAAGAGAAATAGGTGGATGAATTGACCGTTACCGGCCCCTGTAATGCGGCTTGGATAGAAACCGAAAAGGTATAGGTGCCAGCGGCAGGCGTAAGCATCACTTGACAGAAACAAGCAAGCCCGAAAGAGGCGTGGCTATAGTATTTGCAATCCACGCCGATATTGGCGCCGTTATTCTTTAGGTAAACTACCGCCATAGTGCCAACTACGGAGGCGTTAACGTTTGGCAGGATTGTCCATACCCGTAAAACGCGGTTAGCGGGAATCGTCACGGCCACGGTAAGGCCGGGAATCACATATTCTCCCGTGATGGCTCCGGTTGCGGCGCTAAAAGACGCGCGGCCTAGGACACCCCACGGCATACGGGCCTCTACCCGCTCCGCTAGTGATTGCATGGCGTTATCCCCATCCGCTACCCGGTCCGTGCCGGTGGGATATGGGATTTTGAGATTGGTAGTGATTCCGCCCATTGTTCTATTCCTATCCCCAAACCGTGTTTGGAGTAAAGAGGGTGCCTATTGGTGTGGCTGGCCAGGCGCCGGAGGCCTTTGGCCCAAACATTTTCCCGCTGGCGATATCTAGATAAACGGCGCCATCCGTGCCGGTGCCCGCCGTGGGCGCTCCGGAGCCGCTAAGAAACGTGCCAGCACCGCTTACGCCTTGCGGGCCTTGGATGCCTTGCGGGCCTTGGGCTCCGGTGGCTCCCGTATCTCCCTTAACGCCTTGGGCTCCCGTGTTTCCGGTCAGGCCTATCGGGCCTTGCGGGCCGGTTGGGCCGGTTAGGCCTATCGGGCCTTGGGCACCCGTAGCGCCAGCCGCGCCAGCCGCTCCCGTGTCTCCCTTGGGGCCTTGGGCACCCGTGGCGCCGGGCGTGCCCGGATCACCCTTGGCGCCGGTTGCTCCGGGCGTGCCGGGTATGCCTTGGGCTCCGGTTAGGCCCGTGTCGCCTTTAAGGCCTTGCGGGCCGGTTGGGCCAGCCGGGCCGGTGGCTCCGGGCGCTCCCGTAGGCCCGGCCGCTCCCGTGGCGCCAGCGGCGCCCGTGTCGCCTTTAACGCCTTGGGCGCCCGTGTCTCCCTTAACGCCTTGCGGGCCGGGCGCTCCGGCCGCTCCGGGCGTGCCAGCGGCTCCGGGTGGGCCGGTGGCGCCAGCCGGGCCGGGTGGGCCTGACGGGCCAACGGCGCCCGTGTCTCCCTCGGTCTCGCGCGGCCTCGGCTTGGGCAGAGAAAGCGGCATTAGATAACCGCCTGATCCCATTGGAGCACGGGTGAAATGGTGTCCCAACGGTCGGAAGCGGGAACGTCATTCCACCGGCCGAGGCTCGGCGGCGGGCCAAAGCACGCGGCCTGATTCCAATTACCCGGAGCCTGATCCCAAAGCACCGTGGGCGCTACGTCATCCCATCGTGGCGGCGGGCTAGTACGGCAGTAATCGCTAACCGTTAATTCGATTTCATGGACACCCCACGCTAGGCGCTCCGTCCACCCTTCCACCCATGCGGCTATGGCGTTAGGCGTTGGGCCGGTGCTAGGAAGGCCCGTTACCCGCAAGAGCCCGTGCATATCCAAGGCCAAAAGCGCTTGGCTATCGGCCAGGCTCATGCCGCCCACATCGATAGGGAGCGCGGCCAGCATCCACACCGGATAAGAGTTTTGGGCCAGGATCAGATAGGCGGTCTCTTGGGCATCCTCTAGCGTGGCCAATTCGGTAGTGACCGAATACTCATAAATGCCAAACCGGGTGACGCTATCCGGCGCCTCGGCGTAAAGGCTCGGCCGCTCCGTGCTCTCTCCCTCGGCCGGTGCCTCCGGCTTGACTCCATAAACCATGGAAATCTGATTAACCAAACCGGAGATATTGCGCACCCATGAGGGAGTGACCAAGATATCGCACGCATCTAATTCCATATCGACGGGCGCATTCCGCCGATGCTCGGCATCCGCGTAACGGATATCTCCGGCCCGTGTCTCCCAAATGAGGCCGCCCGCGCTATTGGCCGTGTCCGTGGCTACCTCTAGCGCGGCCCGCCTATCGATATCACGCGGCACGATTTCCACCGTGCCCGGATCAGAATGGGCCGGGTCTAGCGTGAGGCCCGCTAAGGCGAATACGCGCGCCACGCGGGCGCCGTCCAACTCTTGCGGGAATGGCTCATCCCCAATTACCCGGCGTGTGTAATCGGCCAGCGTGCTCACGGCCACAATCTGACCGATACCCGCGTCAGGCGTATTAGGCCCGGCGTCATCCCACCCAATAGACAAATCTGTGACCCGGCCCGTAAAGCGGCGGTAAGCGGTGCCGCCTAGGTGGGTGTCAATAATGATCCAAGCGCCGATATCCACCATGGCTGGCATGGGCGCGCCCGGCCCCACGGTTACGTCTAGCGTTACGGAGGAAGGCTCCGGCTGATTAGCCGTGTCCGTGCGGCCGTGAGAGATGGCCACGGAGTCACATAAGCAAGAGATATCTACGGGCGTGCCCGTGGGCGTTTCCCTATCCTCATAGGCCAAAACCGTATGGGCGCCAATCATCCGGCCAACCCCATCCGCCTATCGTGCCCGGCCAGAATGCGCCTAATCTGGCGCGCCGTGGCCTCCGGATCAATGGCGCCGTTAACGATGATGGTAGGCCCGGTGCTCACGGCTCGGCCGCTGGCCATAGCGCGCGGATTGGCTACCGCTGGCGCCGCCGTGGCTCCCGTTGGGAAAGCCAAAAGACTTCCGCCATCGTCTCCGCCTCCGCCTCCGCCTCCGCCTCCGGTGGCTCCCTTAATCGCCTTTTTAATGGCCTTTTTAAGAGCCTTGGCCAGATTCTTTGCCAGCGTCTCGGCCCATTCATCTAGGTTTTCCTGCTTAATCTCTAGGCCATCCACGATGGCTTGGGCGCCTTGCTCTCCGGCCGCATAAAGCGCCGTGGCGGTATTGGTGCCCAAGGCGGCCGCCGAGGCCTCTAGCGCCGTCTGTAGCGCGTTAGCCTCGGTAATGGCGGCCGTGCCTCCATCGGCCAGGCCTTGCGCGATAGCCGTGCCGCCTTCCACGCCAGCGGCCGCAATATCCCGGAGCGCGCCTTGCGAAAGGCCAGCGCCCGCCAATTGCTCCATGAGCGCTTGGAAATGTTGCGTGGCCTCTACCCGCTTCCGCATATCGGCCAGAATGCCCGTGGCGGTTGTGTCTTCCTTATCGGCCAGATTGGTAATGGCACCAAAGGCGGCCGCCGCATTGGTAATACCCTCGGCATAGGCCTTGCGCTCATCTTGGATGGCGGTTAGCGCCTCCCGCGCGTCAGCCAAATCCTTATAGACCTTTTGCCTCTTCCGGGCATTCTTTTCTAGCGCCTCGGTCTCATCCGAGGCGGCCTTAATCACGGCTTGGCTGGCCGTGCGCGCTTTCTTATCGCTCTTGAATTTCTTTTCCATGGTGGCCGATACGGTTTCGGCCACGGCCTCCGAGATGGCCTTAATTCCGGCTAGGCCATCTTCCATTCCCTTTGATAGACCGCCCATAACGTCTTTACCAATGGCGGCCATAACCTTAGATGGCGAGGAAATACCGAGGCGCTTTTTAACCCAACCGGGAATCTTATCGGCCAGCGCTTGCACTTCACCGGCAATAGCGCCCGCCATAGACTTAATGCCGTTAATGAGGCCGCGGATGATATCGGCGCCCACATTGAATAGCCAAGATGAGGCGTTACCGATAAGGCCTTGGATTTTGGTGCCGAGGGAACGGAATACCGCCCAAACCTCATCAATCTTGGAGCGGATGCCGGATAGCACATTAGAGACAATGGCGGTCAGGCCATCGATAATGGCGCCAACGTTCCTAACCGCGTTATCCCACCGGGTCTCTAGGAAATCGGTTATGTCCGTGATAAAGCCACGGATAGCGCCCACGGCGGTATCCCACGCATCCGAGACCTTTTTAATCACGCTCTTTACGGCCGCAACCGTATTACTCCATGCGGTCTCTATCCACCCGGTTACGGCCGACACGGCCGAGCGGATGGCGCTAACGGCGGAATCCCAAGCGTTAGGCACGAATTTAATAACGGCCTTAACCGCGTTAACGGCGCCTTCCCACACGGTCACTAGGAAACGCGCCACGGCGCCGATTACCGTTTTAATGCCAGCAAAGGCCGCGTCTACTCCGGCCCGGAACCAACCTACTTTGTTATAAAGCAATACAAAGATGGCGATAACGGCCACGATGGCCACAACCCAAATAAGGAAGGCGGCCGAGAGGGTAACGCCGAGCGCGGCCGTAATGGTCAGCGCCACATTCATAACCACGATAACGGCGGCCAGCGCCGCAATTAGCCCGATAATGATTTGGGTTGTGGTTGTGTGCTTTTCCATAAAGCCGAATAGGTCACCTAGCGCGGCCGTCACTACCGTGAGCACGGGTAAGAGCACGGCGCCTAGGGAGGCTTGCATATTCTCCATTTGGGCGGCCGTGCGTTGGCTCTGCCCGGCCGCCGTATCGGCTTCCCGTGCAAAGGCGCCGTGAGCATCGGCGGTTTGCTCCGTGACCAAGGCCAAGAGCGCGGCGGTTTTGGCTTGCTTGGCCGCCTTTCCCTCTAGTTTATCGGTGCCATCGGCGGCCATCCGGGCCGCAATATCGGCTTGCTTGACCGCTACGCCGTACTTTTCGATTGGGTCCGTTTCGCCACGGAGCGCGCTAGATAGTGCCTCCACCGCCTCTTTAGCGGAGCCGCCGAATTGGGCCGACAAATCAGCGCCGGTGGAAATGAGACCCTTGGTTTGCTTGGCTACCTCTTTCATGGGCAGGCCAGAGTTTTTCAATTGGGCGCCTAGGACGGTGGCCAATTCCTCATATTCGGATGAGGCCAGGCCCACGCTATCGGCCGAGGATTTGGCCCATTTATGAACGGCATCCGCGCTCTTGCCAAATACGGCATCCACGCCTCCCATGGCTTGCTGCGCACGGGAGGCGGCATCCACGGAGGCGGCACCAAAGGCCGCAATAGCGGCCGTGGCGGCGGCGGCCGGGAGCGCCGCTTTACCGAGGCCTTTTCGCATCTTGCCAGCGGAGTCATCCACGCCTTTAAGGCCAGCGGCGGCGGCGGCCGTATCCGCTATTACCTTAATCCGTAGGACGGCTTCACTTGCCACGGCGGCGGGCCTTTCTCATGTGGGCCGCTTGCTCATTCAAAAGGGTTACGGCGGTTGCGATAACCTCATCCGTTTCTTCCCACCAATCGCGCGGCGCCGTTCCGGTGGCTAATGCTATTTCGATAACTAGGCGGGCTCGGCTCCCGCTTGGGTAGGGAATCCAATCTCCGTAACGCCGTCATCCTCGGCATCCATGGAATTAACGTCCAAAACCTCTGATTCCCATTTCTCAAATGTGTAACCGGAATCAATGGCACCCGTGCGCCGGGCCGCCGACCAGGAGAGAAAGGTGAGCCACAAAAAGGCCGCCTCATCAAATTTGGGCCAGCGGTGCTTTACCCGTGTCCTATCCCATAGCACTAGGTCACGGTTATCCGTTTGGATTTCCAATGGCTCATGGCCATCTCGGATAACGCGCACCTTTGGGCTAGAGAGTTTTACGTCACCCATTAGATCCCTTTCACCTTGGATAGTGCCTTTTCCATATCCGCCATAAAGGCGGCCTCTATGAGCGGTTGGCTATTGGCCAGCGCGGGCCTTAGGAATGGTTGGGCCGGGATATTGTTCCCGCCTCCGTACTCCGTGACGGCCGCGTATGGGAGCGCCGAGGAAACGGATACCTCCGAGGCCGCCGAGGATGCCCGTAGAGAGCCCGCCAGCGCGCCCGTGGCCACGGGTGCCAACCCACGGCCACGGGCCTCTAGGAGCCGCCCGGAGGCCTCTAGAGCGGCCTTGGGCTCGGCTACGTCTCCCGCCGCGCTGGCCAGCGTCATCCGGAGCCGCGTCAGGCCATCAATCTCCACCGCATCGGCCACTAGGACGCCACCGGCTCCCGCTCCCGGCGCTTGCCGTTCCCGGCGCTGGCCTCATCAGCCATCACGCCTCCATAGGCATAAACCGGCGCCTCTACTAGCGCAAATTCGAAATCGCTAGTCATGGTTTCTCCGGTTGTGTCGCCACCGAAATCCAACGGGTCGATAACCAATTTGCCGGTGGCGGTAGTGCCCGCCTCCGTGCTCGGCTCAAATACGTAATCCAATTGCGTACCCTTAGCCGATTGGGAGAGCGCAAAGAAACCGGCCGATTCCGCAATATCGGTATCGACATTTCCGGAGAGGGTATAGGTATAGGTCACCGAGCCGGGCCGCACGGTGCCGCACAACTTAGTAGTGCTATCTCCCTGCTCCTTATCGGCGCTGATAACCGCGTTATTGACCAAGCAAGAGATATCAATGGGCGTGGCCGTCTGGCCAATGGTCAGGGTGCCGGGGCCGAGATTCCAAACGGGAGGCTCCGGAGACGCTACTGCCATGATTCTTTTCCTTTCACCGTAGGGTGACCCGGAGCCTTAGGCCCGGCATTGTTTGTTTGTCTTGAAATGGAATTAGCACCGGCTCGGCAAAGGTGAGCACGCCAATACGCATGAGCGCATCGGCTACCAAATCCACGAATGAATCGCCTTGGTCAACCGTGACCGATAGATAAGAGGCGGGCAGGGTAACCAAAACCTCATATGTCCTAACCGCCGTTTCCGATAGGCGGCCGTCATATGTGTTACCCGTCCAATTAGGCCAGGCCGCGCCAGCGGTCGCCTGATCCGGCGTGAGCGCATAAGGCGTAATGCCGGGCACCGTGGCCAAGGCGTCCACAATGGCCCGGCGCTTATCGCTGGCGCGGCTGGCGGCCTTGGGCTCGGCTCCCGTGGCCAGGCTCACGCCAGCACCATTTTCCGCAAGCCGCGCTCATGCTCTTCCACTAGCGCGTCATAAAAGGGAATGCGGGCCGGGCCATATTCGGAGGTATCAATGCCCACCATTCCGAGCGGGAGGTTTTTAGAGGCAACCTCTTTTTGCACCCGGCGTAATAGGCCTTGGTCAGCGGCGGCCGTTTCCTCTGGCGTGGCAGGCGGCCGAATACGGAAAGCCTGATCCACGGCGCACGCCATTAGCATCCGGTCTAAATCGGCATCGGGAAGAGCCGTGGCCGGAATGGCCAGATAGGCGCGCGCCGTGGCTAGGTCGATCACTAGGACGCCTTACGCCCGTTCCCGTTCCCGTTCCCGTTTCCGGAGCGGGAGAGCGGAAGCGGAGGCACGCCGGTCACCTTGGTAAAGGCACCGGGGAGCACATTAACGAATGCGCCATAACCGGCATAGCCGACCAATTGGCCGAGCACATCAGGCTCTTGCACTTGCATAAGCCCATCCACATCTTCATACCATTCCGCCGCCTTGCTCGGCCCAACTACGGCCGTGCCGGAGGCCAAATGGCCATCCACAACCAAGCGGAGCCCAAGAGGCGCGCCAGCGGTAGACGTAAGGCTAAGGCTCGGATATGCGGCGGCGCCGTTATCGCCAACCGTCATAGTGCCGAGCGTTCCCCAAATATCGGGACTAACCCACATGGTGTCAGGAATGGTCTCACCTTGGGTGAGGCTATCGGCCACAATCCCGTAAAGCGCGGCATTGATTCCGGCCGGGTCAGCCGTGGCCAGCGCGACCGATTGGGTAACGCTAGTGAGGAATTGGGCGCACGCATCGGCGCATGTGCGCTGCGCATAGATAACCGCGAAATCATCAAATACGATTTGGAGAATTCCGGGACTAGTCCACTTAATATCCTGACGGCTGATATTAAGGTGACCGGCATAGGTGGCGGCCGTAACCGGCATGAGGCCGATAAGCATCTTTTGGCTAGCCGTTAGATCCTTTTCCGCCGCCTGCTTTTGCACGTCTACGTGTTGCGTAACGTGCGGCCTGTCAAACTTTCCGGCCGGGAGCGCCTTCCGGCTAATCGAATTGATAAACGGGCGTGACCCGTCAATATCGTTGAGCACCGGGCCGAGCACGGGCCTAGGGATAATGCCCGGATTGTCGGCCGTAGTCTGATGAGCGGTTGCGCGTTCAATCTTTTCCGCCGCCTCCGGATCACGGAGCACCATGGCCCGGTGAAGCGTAATGGCGTAATCGGCGGCCGTAGGGAATTCCCGCACAATGTCATATTCATCGGCGGCCGGAGCGGATGCCGTCTTAGTCACGGCCGGAGCGCTCGGCACCCGGCTACGCAAATCGGCAATCTTTGCCGTCTGTGACTCTAGGCCGGAATAATGTTCAATGGCCTTTTCCAAATCGTTAATCCGCGCCTTATCGCGGTCGATCTGCTTTTCCTCGCCATCCGAGATATCACGGTTTTCCTCGGCCGCGCGGTTAAGCACCGCGTCTACGCCTTCCCGCAATTCATCAAATTCCCGGTTAAGCCTGTCAAGATAAGCGCCCATTACGGGTGCCGCCTTCCAAATGAGTAGTTGTCATCATCTGGCCGGGTGGCGGCTCATAAGGCCGGGTGGCGGCTCTACCGTGGCCGGGTGGCGGCTCTTAGACCGGGTGGCGGCTCTTGGTTATCCGGGCACGTTACGCGCGCTTAGGGAGCCTGTCTAGCCATTCCCTATGGGCATCTCGCCTAGGCGTGGCAGATGGCGCCACGGTCAGCGTGTGATCCCGTGCCACCAATACGCCAGCGCCCGCGTATTGGGGCCTCATGGTGGCCGCTACGTGAGAGAGCCCGCACGCCTCCCGATAAACCACACGCTCACCGATAGCGGTAGCGATAGACGTAGAGCGATAAACGCGCGTGCTCACGCTCCATCCGGTCAACTCTCCCGCGCGGGCCGCCTCGGCCTCCGGGTGGGAGCGGTCTAGCCGGAATGATGCGAATAGGCCCGCCTCGGCTTCCCGGAGGCCAATGCACCGGCCCAAGAATCGGTCTCCCTCATCCCCAAAATGGCCCACCATGAGATTTACCCACCGGCCGCCTTTCTGGCAATCACGGGTAAAGGCGCCGTGTTGGAAGGCCTCTAGATATGTCGTGGCGCCTCCGTCGTCTGATACCTCTTGCGGCACGCCATAAGGCACCGCTAGCCCGTCTACCGTCCAACCGTCTCCGGTGGGCTCTAGCGGGCCGGTGGCGCGGTTAATAAGCAATTCGCTCATGACGTAACCTCATTAGGTGTCAACTCCGGCACACCGGCCGGAGTCTCATTCTCGGTAATGGATTCCTCCAACGGCGCCCGGCCGATAACCGCGCGGGCCTCATCCTTGGTCAGAATCCCGGCCGTGAGCATGGATGCCAAAACCTCCGCCGTAGTCTTTTGGTCGGCACGCATCCGGCCCGCGTAATCCCATTGAACCTTTGTCCCGCGCGGCATGAGCCATTTGGTGAAGGCGGCCGATAGCGGCTCGGAGTAGCGCATAACGCTATCCCGCACGAATTCAATATCCGCCGTTTCGATATTCTGATAAGTCATGCTCGGCCCGGCTAGGCCTAGTTTATAGTTGGGAATGCCAAGCATCATGGCCACGGCGGCCGCATTCCATTGGCGGCTCTCCACCAATTGCGCCTTATCGGCATCCGAGACAATAGGTGTCAGCACATAACCGTTAGGCATGACAACCGGCTCACGGGTATTAGTGAGCGCGCGCCATTTGGCCTTTAACTCTTCCGCTTGATCTTGCGTTAGATCAATGGGCGCTTGCAATACGGCGGGCGGGAGCGTGCCTCCCGCGAAGTATTGGCCCGCGTGCGTCTCGGCCGCCACGGCGCCGCCGAGCCATTCCCCATATTGGGCTAGGACGCCTCGGCCGAATACCTCACCGGAGCGATTACCCGCGCTCACATGCAAGAGGCTATCCGCGTCTAGCATCTGGCCGCCCACGGTCAATTGATAGCGGCCCGTCTCCGGATCGATAATCAGCCATACGTCATCAGCCGGGAGCGGGATAAGCCAACCGGGCCGGAGCGTGCGGAAATCCAAATCCCCAAATAGCGCGAAATGGTTACCGTATAAAATCAAATCCTCTACGGCGGCCCATTTGTAATTCCACGGCGGCACCGTTGGGTCAGGGTCCGTGAGCACGCTCGGCTGATCCGCCAGCCGCACGGCCACGCCCAATTCCTCATCCCACCGTTGGGCGCGCCAATCGGTCTCCGCCACGGTGCCCGCCAGCAACGCCACGCCACGGCCAAACGGCGGGAGGCCCATGGCGGAGGCCTCGGAGGCCCATAGCGGCTCTAGCGGGTACGGCGTGCCTAGGAGTGCCGCCCAATCGCTCAACGGCCCCACACGGGCATTCTGGCGCGGGTAGCGGCCGGGTAGGCGCCGAGCCGTGGCCGCCGAGCGCCGGTCACGGGCCAGCCGAGCGGGAGCGGCCATAGCGAAATCCTTAATAGACGTAGAAATCTAGCGGCTTTTCGGAAGGCGTGGCCGCATCCGCCAGCGCCCACGCGGCCGCATGGAGCAAATCGGCCCGGATGCCTTTATGCGCTTGGGTCAGGCCACCGGAGGCGGTTGGCGATAGCGCTACGGCCGTGGCTTGCTTGGTCAAATCCTCATCACCGGAATGTGCCACGCGCCCGGCTCTCACTAGGGAGCGGAAGAGCGGGAAAGCGGAAGCATTGATATCGGGCGTGACCCGTTGGATATCGGCACGCGGGCACCAAGCCTTAGCCTCGGTGACCGGGAGCGTGCGGCCAAGAGTCATCCGGCAATTGGGCCGCTGGCCAATGGTGAAAGAGGCCCACGCAAACGCATCCGGCACGCTATCGAATGACCCACCCCAAATGAGCACCCGGCCATCCGGGAGATGGCACGCGGCCGCGCCCGCCGCCTTTAGGCCAAGGAAATCCGACACGGCCACCGAGAGCGGCACGCCATCGGGAGGCGCCGCGTAAAGGTCACCAAGCCGCGCCCAATGGTCAGGATCAGTCAAAGGCTCGGTGGCCGTGTTATCCACAATCGCACGCGGCCGCCAGACGTTGAGATATTGGCTCTTAAAGCCTTCCACCGGGTCATCTTCCAACGGGTCATCCGAGCGGCCATAAGCGCGCTTGGCCTTGGTGCTGATGAGCCTTTCCCGGCCCGGCGTCCAATGCGGGCTAGCCGCCTTCCATGCGGCCGGGTCATCAATATCCGCGTCTCGCATAGCGGACCATTCAAGCAAGAGGCTTCCGGAAGGCGCTTCCCAATCCGCCAGCACGGCGGCCCGCCGTACGGGCACCAAAGGCGAGGCGTAACGGTGCGCCGTCGAGAATAAAACCAATTGGCCATATTCCTGCTCCGCTAGCGTTGGTTCAATTCCCTCTTCCACAATACGCGGCTCTACCGCCCAAGCCTCATCAATCAATGCCAGCGTGGATGCATAACCGTAGGTGGCGCTCTTAGCGCGGATCAGCCATCTATCGCCACCCGGCGCCATGATTTCCTCATGGCCGTTTTGCTCACGGGCGCTCCACCCATTCTCACGCGCCCATTGGCGGGCCGGGCGTTGAATCTCCCGCGCAATATCCAAACCCTTAGCCGTGTGCAAAACCAATTGCTCACAATTGCCATAAAGGGAACGGGCCTCCGGCGTGATCCGCCATAAAGCCAACTCCCGGAGCGCCACCGATTTACCAACCTGCCTAGCCGTCGATAAAAGCGCCTCTATCCACACCATATGGCCGTCAGAGTCATGCTCT